ACCACTTGATGGAAGTCGAGGATATGTTCGACGAGGCGATGGGTCTGGTCAAAAGTCACTGCAAAAGGGACGACCTGACAACGAACATGCTCATTGCGATAAGGAAACTGGTAAGGATAGCATGGCTCAGGCGTGGGACGGAAGGGGAATCGTCACGAAGCGAAAGCGGGATATCACAGACCTTCGAGGTCGGAATACCCGAGGACATCGTCAAGCTGTTGGCTTCAGACCGGAAACTTACGGCCAGGGTCAGGAGGTTTTGACATGAGGCTTAGCTTAAGGAATCTTAAAAAGGCGCACTTGCGGCAGAGGATAGTCTCGCAGGACGATGAAGCGAACGATATCGTGGACTGGGGTCCTTCAGAGGAAATACTGCTAACCGTGAGGGATACGGGCGGTTCACTGGACTTGGCAAGGTTCGGGGAGCAACTGCGATACATCAAATCCTGCAAATACCAGGGAGACATGCTAATGGCGAACCGAAACGAAGGTGATGGAGTGTGTCTATACGTCAAACCCAAGGATGAACCCGACTACCAAATCATCAGCATATCAAACTCAAGTTTCCACAAAGACGTCACTTTGAAAAAGAGGGTCACGGATGGCACGGGTTACGATTAAGGGCTTGGATATGTTGACAAAACAGCTTAGGTCAATCGGCGAAAGCTCGCCGGAGGCTTCAAGGCGAGCCACATTCGCGGTAGCCCAGACGATGGCAGACGAAGCCAAGCAAAGGTTCATTGCCGAATCCCGATTCACATCAGGCGAGGGCGGGACAGCGGGTAACCTAACAGCGGAAGTCGAAATGGATGGAAACAATGCAATTGGACGTGTCAATGCGGCATCTCCAATTTTTATTTACCGTGAATTCGGTACGGGTCCCAACGGAGAGGCGAGTGTGAAAGACCTGCCTGAAGGAGTCAACCCTGTCTACACACAGGTAGGTTGGCTGATTCCGCAGGCTGAATCCGGTGACCTTAGCCAATACGGATACCCGACAATCGAAATCAAGGGAAGCAAGTTCCACCCAAGCAACGGACAGCCGGCGAAACCTTTTCTGTACCCAGCGTTCAAGGAAGTTGCGGAAAATGCGGAATCCATCTATGCCGATGTGTTCCGTGCAAACCTAGGAGGTAGCATATGACCGAAGTAATCGACATGAAGCCAGTATTCGTGAACGCATTGAAAAGTGTAACTGAATTGAAAAGCACCAGGACAAACTACCCGAAGGACTGGAAAAGCGTGCAATTTCCAATGGCGATTTACAGGGCATCGAAAAAACCCCACTACCTTGAACAAGGATACGACGAATGGCAGACTTATTGGACTGTCGTCATAGAGCTGTATGCGAACAATGGAAGCCTGACTTCCATAAAAAACAGCTTGTTGGAATCCTTTGCCCAAATCGGGTTTACGGGAAAGTGGAAGGATGGCAATACGGCAGGTCTCAAAAGAATAGAAATCGAGCTGAAAGCCATCGTGGACAATAACTTAAAAACAATTTACAGAGCTTAAGAAGGAGCGAAAAGATTATGGATAAAATCAACTTACAGATGTTTGCCGATGCGATTGGGTTCTCAACGCAAGGTTCAAGACTGCAGTACCAGTCAGGTTCGACATGGACCACCGTTGCCGGGGTTAGGACAATCCCGCAACAGGGCGGTGCGCCCAACCTGTTGGACGTGACAGATTTATTATCGGTTCGTGAACAAAACATTTTCGGATTGGAACCATCGGAAGTCCTTGATTTCGATGTAGTGTACAAGGGTGCCAATTTCGACGACATCCATAGGTTGGCCGGACAGCAGACCAACTTCCGTATCGTGTATACAGATGGCTTGGTATCAAACTTCAGGGGAGAGGCAAGGGTTTCTGTCAACCAGGCCGACACCAATGCACCGATGGCCTTCACAATCCACATTGCGGTTTCGGAAGGTCCTGACTTCGAAATCGGCGGGAATGCAATTACCGGCGCATCGTTGAGTGCAAAGTTCGAGGTGACTGAATAATGAAGGCAAAAGAAATCGAATTCGGCGGGTTGAACCTGGAGCTAAGGCTCGATGGCGACGCAATATTCAGGATTGAGAAGTCATTGGGTGAAGGGATACAGGGATTGTTCGTCAAGGGAGAGGGGGAAATCCGTATCCCGCCAGCAAACAAACTACTCATCGTCCTGCACGGGGCAAACAAAAAAAGCGGAATTACACAAAAAATGATGCTGGAAGCCTTCAAAAAATTTATTGACGAAGGCAGGAATACAATGGAGTTGTTCGCCATCGTTGCGGAACTGGCATCGGGTACGGGTTTTGGGGATACTCAGGACGAAGACAGCATCCTGGAGCTGGAAACGGACACGGAGGAAAACGTACTGTAAAAAAATACGATACTTGCACCGAGTTGCTGGAGGATATCTATCCTCTGGCAATCGAGCAAGGCATACGTACCGATGAGTTCTGGTCGATGACATACGGAGAAATAATTTCCCAGGTCGAGGCAAACGCAAAAAGGAACGAAAACCGCTTAAGGGAGCAGGCACACATGGATTACACGCGTGCAAGGCTGATGACCTTTGCGGTGAACGACCCTAAGAAAATGCCTTCTTTCAACGAAGCCTACCCTTTTATCCAAAACATGGAAAAAGAGAAAGTGTCCGAGGAAACTTTGATGGAAAACGACCAGCGTCTTTTGATCATGAGGGCGATGCAGATTAAATCTCGCCGAGGAGGTGGAACGAATGTCGACAGTAACACTCGAGAACCTGGAAATAATCATACAGGCCAACGTTGAACAGGTAAAACAGCAGATGGAAAAGATAGCTCCTTATATCAACAAAGCTTTGGGAGCTACCGCCAAAAGCTCTGAAAATGCCATGACAACAATCGAAAAAAATATGAACATCGAGAATGGAGTTGAAAAAATCCGAAGCCAGGTCAAGAGCCTGAGCTCAATATTCGAAAACGCAAAAAAGCAGCAACAGCGGGTATCGAAGATACCTTCCGTCCAGGATTACGATTCTATTATCGAAAAGAATAGCCTGGCGATCGAAGGTAAAACCGAACAGATTGGAATTCTTACAAAAAAACTCGAAATCCTAAACCAGCAGCTGGATTCGGAAAAAATGAAACTGAATCTTGAACTCGGAGCTTCCGACGAAGCTCTGGAAGGCTTGCATTCGCAACTCAGGCAGAGTGAAAAGTATATCGAACAAGTTCGCAACCAGTGGGAAGCTCTGCAAAGAACCTATCGTGACCAAATGGACGTCAAGTCCAAGGACGGACAAGAGCTTCTTGTTGATAACGAACGCTCCCTGAAGACATTGGAGACCTTGAGGAAAAAAGAAATCCAACTTGATAAGCTGGTCGAACAGAACATCAGGCTGACGGAAAGTTTCGATGCAGTTCACGAACGCACGGAGATGATAAAAAAATCCCTGTCAGGCATGACAACCGAAATGGACATCCCGACACTCAAGATTCAGGAAAGCATTGAAAAGATCAAATCATCCATAAACAACCTTGAAAACCAGAAAATCCAGCTGGCACACCAAAACGAAAACCTTAGCTCGTCCTACAGAAACCTGAATGCGAACATGTCCGCGTTTGGAAGAAACGGAAACCGGAATTTCACCAACATGATCAAGTCTACACGGAATTTCAGGAATATCTTCAACCGAAAGTCGAATGATGTAAAATCAGGGACAAATAAAATGGCTTCTGGATTTTCTAACATGGGAAAAAGCATGACGCGATTGGTACAGAGGGTTCTCGTATTCAGAATGATTGACAAAGCCTTATCGGGCATGGTTCGCGGCCTGGGGTCCGCGATGCGGACAAACGATCAATTCTCGCGCTCGCTGAATGAAATCAGGGTAAACCTCCTTACTGCGTTCTACCCAATTTTCAGGACAGTGATGCCTGCAATAAACGCTTTGGCGACCGCACTGGCAAGGGCCACGGGATACCTTGCTTCATTCATCGCAATGTTGACAGGAAGGTCTTTCAGTGCAGCCCGCTCAGGGGCCGAGGATCTGTATAACGCATCGAATGCCATCAACGAGGTTGGCGGCAGTGCCGGAAACGCCAAGGATAAAGTCGACGAGCTTCAGCAAGCCCTTATGGGGTTTGACGAGATAAACCGTATCGGAGACCCGGACAAAGGTACGGGTGGTGGCGGTTCGGGCGGTCTGGATTGGGGAACTACCGATTTTGGGACAACCGAGTGGATGGGTTCGGCACAGGAAATCCTAAGGGACTTCTTTGCACCGTTAAAGTCGTCGTGGGAAACCCACGGGGCTACCGTAAAAGAGGCATGGGGCAACGCACTGTCAGGAATCAAAGGATTGGTTTCCGCGGTCGGGTCAAGCTTCATGTATGTTTGGACCAACGGAACTGGAGAATTGTTCCTTGGGAACATCTGGACACTGGTTTCGAACATACTGAATACCGTCGGCGACATCACTGGGGCTTTTACTGAAGCTTGGGTTGAAGCCGACAGGGGCAATGGTTTTGTTGAATCCTTCTTCAACAAATGGAACGGTGTGCTTGGTGTCGTTAATACCTTGTTCGAAACGTTCAGGGATATCTGGAATGATGGGACAGGTGTATCTATCTCCAGCAATATCCTGGATATATGGACCGACGTAAACAATACAATCGCGGCACTCTGGGAAAACCTTGCAATCGCATGGGGCGAATCCGACGCAGGCAGAAGAATCTGGCGGGCAATCCTCGGCATCATCGATGACGTTCTGGGATTTGTTCGCCGAATAACCGAGGCTACCCTTGAATGGGCGAGGGATACG